CAGAGGTAAATGATCGAGTGATTGAATGGTTTTCATCCAGAGGGATATCAGAGCCAACTGTTTCACATTGGAAGATCGGAGAATCATTGGAATATATGCCACAGGTTCAAAAGAAAAGAAGATGCATAAATTTCAATTACTTCAAAGACAATGAGCTGATCAATGTAAAATACAGAGATGCAGAAAAGAATTTCAAGCTTGTTTCAGGAGCAGAGCTGATTTTCTATGGCATAGATAATCTGAAGGATACAAAGAAATGTTATATAGTGGAGGGGGAAATGGATGCTCTTTCACTACATGAAGCAGGATTGTACTCTGTTTGTTCAGTTCCTAATGGTGCATCCAAAGGATCACAGAAACTTGAGTATCTTGATAACTGCCATTCCTACTTTAAAGATAAGGAGGAGATCATTCTTTGCACTGATAATGATGATGCAGGATTGCAGCTCCGAAATGAACTTGCAAGGAGATTAGGATCTTATCGTTGCAAATACGTTGATTTTAGCGACTTTAAAGATGCTAATGAGGTTCTTATACATAAGGGAGCTGAAACGCTGCGAAACATCATTAAAAATGCGAAAAACTTCCCATTGGAGGGTGTTCTCGATCTTGATAATATTTGGAGCAATGTTTTGTCATACAATGAGAATGGAGTAAAAAACTATTCTTTAGGATTAGGAGAATCTGATAATTACCTAAACATTCAGATGGGAGAATGGAGCATTGTAAGTGGCATCCCTAATTCAGGAAAATCAGATATAGTTGATCAGATTCTTTGCAATTTAGCGACAAAGGATGATTTCAGATGTGCAATGTTCTCTCCAGAATCATTCCCTTATGAAGGGCATATAAAAAGGATTGCAAATAAATTGAATCATAAAAATTGCACTTCAGAAGATCTCAACAATACAAAGGATTTCATTGAGGAGCATTTCTTTTGGATTAAGATTGATCTTGAGAATCTAACATTGAAGGGGATTCTGGATGCATTCAGGGATCTTGTATTTCAAAAGGGGATCAATGTATGCGTGATAGATCCTTGGAATATGCTTGATCATTCAGCTCAAAGGGATTTCAGCTATGTTGGAAGGATACTCTCCGAGATCACCCAGTTTTGCCAACAAACAAAAACGCATTTATTTTTAGTGGCACATCCGAGAAAGATTGAATCAGTGGAGGGAGTTTATAAGAAGCCAACTCTTTATGATATATCAGGATCAGCAGATTTTTTCAATAAGGCATACAATGGAATCATTGTGTACAGATGCATCGGTCAAAAAACAAGCTACAAATCTGATGCAGTGAGAATCTATATTGAAAAGGTAAAAAGGAAAGAGAATGGGCAGCTCGGAGATTTTGAGGTTGCACCTGATTTTCTCAATGGTGGGGTTTACAAGCCAGTGGATGCAGAGAATAAAAAGTTTGAAGTAATAAAAGATACAAATATTCCATTTTGAAAACAAAATTCACTCCTTCCAAAGAGATGCAAGATGCAATGAGTTGGTGCTTAAAAAATGGCATCAAACAATATCTTGTGCCTAATTTAAGAGAGTTCTGGATTGTTGTTGATCAACAGGGAAAGAAAACAAAATCATCAAAGAAATATGAAAAGCAAAGTGAAGCAGAACAGAAGATTTGGGAAATTTATTTGTACTTTTATCAAAAATTAAACAAATGATTAGCATTACATTTTTTCCGATTTATGGTATTACAGTGGGATTGAACTATTGTGATTCAAAGCTTCAAGAGATTGAAACTCCTGAAGGTGTTGAGGAGCGTGTTATCCAGATAATGCTTTTCGTTTTTGGTATTAATATAGTATGGCAAACAAATGGTTAAAAAAGTAAATATATCCGAAGTAAAGGAGAATCCAGATAATCCGAGATACATCAGAGATTCAAAATTCAAAAAGCTTGTTAAATCTATCAAAGAGTTTCCAGAGATGCTTGAAAAGCGACCTATTGTTGTTGATGAAAATATGGTTGTTTTGGGTGGCAATATGCGTTTGAAAGCTTGTAAATCTGCAGGATTGTTTGAAGTATATGTCAATATTGCAAAAGGATGGACAGAGCAACAAAAGAGAGAGTTCATTGTAAAAGATAATATTGGCTTTGGAGAGTGGGATTGGGATATCCTTGCAAATGATTGGGATTCAATTCAGCTTGAGGAGTGGGGTTTGGATGTATGGAAACCAGAGGAGGATGTGGATTATTCTATTTTAGATGATGATCTAATGTCTGAAGATTTAGAAGATATGAGGAATGGAGTTAAAAAGGCAATACAAATTCCTTTTGAACTTGAGCATTATGAAGAAGCTTTTGAACTCGTAAAATATTGGAGAGAAAAAGGAGCTTATGTAGGTATGATGTTAATCGAGAAACTTAAAAAAGAGAAGGATGCAGAAAATTGATTTAGTAAAAGTAGATCACAGTACAAAAATAGGAGATGTATGTGGGGATATTAATCCAAATGTTACAGAAGATAGTATATTTTTATACGAAGGAGAGCCAATAGGTTTTTATCTAAAAGATATATCTAAACATTCGGAGAAAGCTTCAAAATTAGCTGCTTTAGCTAACAAAGAGTTGAGATCTAAAAGTGTTCCAAAAAGCACTATGAAGAGATCTAGTGGATTTGCTAACTCTGAAAATGAAGTTTTGCAATACAGCACTATTATAGGTAGCGTACCTCCAAAGCCACATATGCGACGTCCTTATCCTACTATCAGTAGTGTTCATAATGTTAAAACAGCTCAAACTTTCATTAAAGCTATGTTATTGTTATGTAGAGAAAGTGAAGAGATAATAAAGGAATTAACTCCTAATATATTTGAAAAACAAAAGAAATTGATTGAGGATAATGTGCCAAAAGAATGGAGGTTCGGTAGATTGTTTACAAGCAGCATTTCAAATTACAACATCCCTGCTCCATTTCATCGTGATGCAGGAAACATTGAAGGATGCGTAAATGTTATTATTGCTAAAAAAAATAATGCAACAGGAGGTAACACTACTGTTCCAGATTATAACGCTACAATGGATTCGTGTGATAACTCAATGTTAGTTTATCCTGCGTGGAGAAATGTTCATGGTGTTACTCCTATTGTGCCAACTTCAGAAGGAGGTTACAGAAACTCACTTGTGTTTTATCCATTAAAGGCATTCAAAAATTTATAATTTTTTTTAAAATTTTTTTGTTTTCCCTTGCGTAAGTGAAAAAATATTTTCATATTTGTACCAACAAAGAAAAACAATTCGTAAAATAAAAAATAACAGAAATTATGACTACTACAATCGCAAAATTTACTACATCAAAAGGAAATGAAATCGAAATTTACACAACATCAATCATGGGAAAAGATAATTGTATTGTGTTTGACAAATCTTGTTTATTAGAAAGAAGATATTGGGTGGGCAAAGATGATTATTTGAATTGGGATCAATTCGAGAACGGATATCAAAAAGTGAAATCAATACAATCAGTCGTTGATGCTTGGAAAAACGAAGATATACATTTCTAAATAAAAACAATCAAGGGAGGGGCAATCCTCCCTTTTAAAACAGAAACAAAACGAAACAATTATGAAAACAATGGAAAACATCACAATGGTAAACTTGGAAAACCCTGCACATCTTGAAGCCAAAGGATTAGCAAAATGTTGGGAAGCATATTCAGAAAACGCATCTGGAGAAGATATTATGGAAATTGGATTCAATCCTAATTCAGGTTATGTTTATATAGCTTTAGAATATGGAATCCAGATTGCAAGTTCATTTGGGCAGGAAGTTGATTTTATTGTAACTGATTTTGAAACAGGAGAAGAGCATTTCCTTGATTCTTATGAAGATGCAGAAGATAAGATTCAATCATTATGAGAACAGAGTTAAACGACTTGAAAGATCAGTTAAAAGATGTTGAAAGGAATATTAATTATTCAAAATCAATCGGAATGCCTAAAGATTCAAATATATTCAGATACTTGATTGATAGGAGGTTCAGATTGATTGATACAATAAACAATATCAGATAAGCAAAATCGAATAAACATAACAGCCATCCAATAGGGTGGCTTTTTTTTTATACTTTTGTGAAATGGCAAATAGACAAAATTCGGCACTAAAAAAGGCAATGATCGAAGCATTGGAAAAATCATTGTGCGTTGTTACAACAGCTTGTAAGCAAGTTGGTATTGATCGGCAAACGCATTACAATTGGCTAAAGAGAGATAAAAAGTACGCAGAGGAGGTTGAGAACCTTCAGGATATTACTTTAGATTTTGCAGAGAGCCAATTGCACAAGCAGATCAAAGATGGTAATACAACAGCAACGATCTTTCTTTTAAAAACAAGGGGAAAGAAAAGAGGGTACATTGAGAGGTCAGAGCTGCAAATCGGAGGACAAGTTGAAAGTAAAGTAATTGAATGGCATCCATCCAAAAAGGAAGAGTAACAGAGTATTGCAACATCCAATTCTATCAGGCATTGCAATCAAAGGAGAGGGTCAAGGTTTTTCAGGGAGGTACAAGATCTGGAAAAACCTATGCCATTTGCCAATACTTAATCTATTTACTTACTACAAGAGAAGATCCTTTGGTAATATCTATTGCCAGAAAAACGCTTCCTGCTTTGAAAGGATCTGTTCAGAGGGATTTTATCGGCATATTGGAAAAGCTTGGAATCTATTATCAAGGGATTCATAATAAAGCAGAGAACACATATAAATTCAAAAACCATCTTGTTGAGTTTCTTTCAGTGGATGAGCCACAGAAGATCAGAGGTAGAAAGAGAACCCATTGTTTTATGAATGAAGCCAATGAGTTGCACTTTGAAGATTTCAGGCAGATATCAATGAGAACAACAGAGGAGATCATCATTGACTTTAATCCAT